CAGAAAGAAATGGTATTGGAAATAACTTAATTTATTTCCTACAGAACGAGTTAGAGTATGAAAATTTGATTCAGGATAGCAAGAGAGAGATCGGAATTATGATTACTCAGAAGAATAAGGAGAATTTATTAGCTGACCTTGAGCACAATATTAGAGCAGGTAAAGTTTTAATTAACTCCGACAGACTCGTCAATGAGCTTTTAACCTTCATTATTGACTCCGATACAGGTCGAATTAAGCCTGATACCAACTGTCATGATGACTTAATCATGTCCTTTGCCGCTGCGATTAACGTTTTTAATAACTTAAGAGGGAATGCCTTCATAGAAAGAGCAGAAGATAGTACTTATATGCCGCCAGCCGTGCGTAACGCTCATACATATAAGATGAAGACATCTAACGATGAATTAACTGAAGAGAATATTGAATGGCTGCTAAGAAATTAAGAGAAGGCGGGGAAGGTTACACTCAATTTGCCGATCCGCAACAACCTTACAATAAGCCTTATGGTCTTATTGGTAGATTCTTCAAGAAGTTTTTTGCTCGTGAAGTAGAGGATTACAAGGATGATCAGTACAAGGATCCGGTCACCGGGAAGTCCATGGCTGCTCCTAAGCCTTTAGCTGGGGACACCGTTCAGTCTAATGATGTAGTAAAGGTACCCTCCGAGTTTGGGCACAAGGCGACCTACTACCCCATCATGCCTCAGGTGGAGTTTGATCGAAAGCGTAGGTATAAGGAATACGAGGACATGGATGGCTACCCTGAGATTTCCTCCGCTTTTGATATCTACAGTGATGATTGCACCCAGGAAAACATTGATGGTACCCCTTGGGATATTGTAACTGATGACGAGATGTCCAAGCAAGAAGTAATGAGCATGTTTGAGCAAACTAACATGGTTCGTTACCTATGGGACATCTCCAGAAATGTTGTAAAGTACGGTGATATTTTCCTTGAAACAATTATAGATTTAAACAACGTTAAAAGGGGTATTCAACGTATTAAGATCCTTAATCCCAACTTTATCTTCCGAGTTGAAGACGAGTTTGGTTACTTAAAGCAATTCTTACAGGAAATTCCTAAGAAGAATGATTGGACTACTTACGGTTCCATTGGTCCTTACTTAGATGATGCTAAGATGATCAATCTGGATCCTGGTCAGATCATTCACTTCAGACTTCATACCTCGGACCCGACACACTACCCTTATGGAAAGTCGGTTGCCGCTGCTGCTAGAGTAACTTACAAGAGCCTCAAGATGATGGAAGATGCAATGCTTATCTATCGTCTTGTTCGCGCCCCTGAGCGTCGTATCTTCTACATTGATACTGGCTCGCTGCCTGCTTCTAAGGCTGAGATGCATATTAAGAAGCAGATGGATAAGTTTAAAAAGCGTAAGAGCTACAACTCACAGACTGGCAACATCGAAGAAAACTTCAATGCTCTTGCTGCTGATGAGGATTTCTACATTGCTGTTAACGGTAAGGGTACTGGTACCAAGATTGATACATTGCCGGGTGCTGAAAATCTTGGTGAGGTTGACGATGTTAAGTACTTTAGAGATAAGTTGCTCGCGGCTCTTAAGATTCCAAAGGATTACATTGTTGAGAAGGATCAATCACCTGAGCGTAAAGCCAACCTCTCCCAACTTGATGTTAAGTTTGCTCGCGTCATCACCAGAATTCAGAAGTCGATTGAGCTTGGTTTAGAGACTTTAGCAAAGAGGCACTTAATGCTCAAGGGTTTCCCAACGACATTAATTAACAAACTTAAAATTAAACTTCCTGCCCCGTCTGACATGGCTCTTAAGAGGATGCTGGATACTGACGAGCAGAAAGCAAGAGTTGTACAGGCTGTGAAAGGTCTTGGTATATTCCCCATTGAAAAGATCTACAAGGACTACTATCAAATGTCCGATAGTGAGATCGAGGAAACTAAGAAGGGTCTTGAAGAGGATCAAAATGATCCAGTCCTGAGCCAAGCTATGGCGGGTGGGTTGCCACCTCCTGGCGGAATGCCTATGGGTGATCCTGCGGGTCCTCCAATGGAATCGGCTGAAAATATACCTCCAACAGCGGCTGAATCCTTGGACTACAATGCAATGAAGTCGCTAGCTATTGAATCTGGCTGCGATGATGAATTGATTAAATTGCTTGAGGATATGGACGGTAAAGATCATTTTAATAAAATATCCTCGAAAGACGGGGCTAAATAATTTCAGATAAGTGTATTAATTATGTTAACGAATTTGATTGAAAATCGTGGGAAAGAGTTCAGTAACCTTGTGAAAATCGGTGATTACTTAGCTCGTACTTTGAGAGAGAACGTTGAACTTTTCTCTGTTGAAGATGGAGTTGCTACTTACTTAACCGAAAATGGTTCGGTTATTAGTGGTAAGTACACCTTCCAGCCGAACCTGAAGCTTTCCAAGATAGTTGTCGAAGACTCTGCGGTTCTTGAGAATAAGAAGGCATTTGAAGAGGCAACTGATAAGAAGGTGATGAATGTTCTTTCAAATCTGCTCGAAAATGATTACCAATCGGCTGAGGGGTCTTTTGATAAGATCTTAAGCATGTATGAGACTAAGCTCTCCTACGATAGGATTAAGGGTAGATTAGCGGAGAAGACTGAAAGATTCGGTGAATCGACCAAGATTATCTCTTCTAAGGAATTTCAGCGCGTTAACGAAATTAAGGATCAATTGATTGATTTCCTTAAGGAAAACGAAGACTTATTACAGTCTCACGGCATGAAGACAGGCATGAAGCTTGTTAACCTTGTTTCGACCAGTTTCGACCTCCCTAAGAGGACCGTGGATCAAATTCAAGAAGCTCAAGAGCTTGAAATTAGCTTTGTGGGTAAAACCAACCTCTACGAGCACCTTTGCAGAAAGGAATTAATTCAGAAAGAGTTACTGGAGGCCAAGCAAAGCTTCGATAACATCTGGATCGATAGCAATAGCGTTCAGGACTTAGCTTCGATGATTTTTGAAAGCGATACCGATTCGGTTAGACATCAGGTTGCCCAGGTAATCTCTGATGCCCCGTATCTCGCGCTGGCTACGAAGAAGCAAATCACATCGTTAATGCAAAACTGCTTATCGATGAATGAGCTTAAGATCACTCAGAAAGATCTGAAAAAGTTCGCTGGTTTGATTTACGAGATGAAGAAGCCTGTCAAGCAATACGTTCTTGACGTATTGAATGAGAAGTATGGTATCGATGTTCGTAAGCTAGATGAGGTCCCGACCTTTGGTACCTTAGCTATGACTGAGGGGGAGATTCTCACTCAAATTGCCAAGCACGCGCCTACTGATTCACTTGTTGAAAAGACTTTAATGGAGTTTGTAGACTGCCTTCAAACTAAGAATGGTGCCGAAACGATCGATCTTGCCGTTTTCCTTGAAGAAGTCTTCAGTGAAGCTGGCCATGGTGATACGTTAAACGAAGCTAGCTTGATGGATTACATGGATTTCACTAAGGTCGCTGATGATCTTGGTAAGATTGGGCAAGTGCTTAAGATGTTAGTTCCTGCCGTTGAGAACGCTGCTCAGGAGTTGGAGGACGAGGCAGAAGAAGAGGCTACTGGGGGCAAGGAAGAAATGGATTCCGAAGATCCTTTAGGCACTCCTGATGAATTAGATAGTAATGCCGAAGTTCCAATGAATGATCCTGATCCTGATGCCAAAGACGCTGAAGAGGCTGCTGAGGAAGTAAAGGCTGAGGTCGAGGACGAAAAAGAGGAAGAAGGCGAGGACCAACCTGTTGAAGCCCCTGAGGGTGACGATGAGGAAGAAGGTGACGATGAGGAAGAAGGCGAAGAGATGGGTCAAGACGATCTCACTTCTCTCCTTTCTAAACTCGAAGACCTTTTAGATGATATCAAGCCTGACGATGAAGACAAGGAAAAAGATCCAGAGCAGTACAAGTCGTAAGGAAGTTTAAATGACGTTTAATAAAATACCTCTTGCCATCGGGTATGACCCCGCGACTGGTAATGCTTCAGGGTTAACTGAGTTTGTCCTTAATTTAAGCGATGTTGGGGATGTTTGCTCGGCGGTCCCAGCGGTAGGTCAGGTATTAGCGTTTAGTGGTACTTCTTGGTGTGCTTCAACTATAGTTACCGGTGGTGGTGGCGGTGGGAGCACTTTCACTTGCTCTGACCTGTCCGCTTGCCATCCAAGTTCATTATCAGGTATTTGCAGTACTCCCCCGACACCAGGACAAGTACTAGGTTATAACGGATCTGAGTATTGCCCTTCAACTATAGTATTCCCCTCTGCGAGCAGTACTCTCCCAACCGGTTCAACCGGAGATATTCTTGTTGTTGGTGAGGGCGATAGTGCATTTGGTGCGGCGGTTGCTTCAGGGGATTTATTCAATCAAGGTATTGCAGCTAAAAGTATTGCTACGTTTGGTGCGAATGCCAACTTTACTGAAGATCTTCAAAGGGATAGTAAAGATGTTTTAGTAGATCCCACAGGAGGCACTGTTGGTGACGTAGTTAGAAAAGGTGCCAGCGCGGGTACAGTCACCTATACAGGTCCAGGTGACTTTGTATCGGGTGCTGGGTTTCTACCTTCATCCATAACAGAAACTCGCTATGCCACCGCTGCACAAGGCGCTACTGCTGACGCAGCTATGCCTAAAACTGGAGGTGCTTTTACCGGCGCTGTGACCACTAATAGTACAATTGACGGTGTAGATATTGCCGCCCGAAATGCTGTGTTAACAAGCACAACCACTACTGCAAACAATGCTATACCTAATCAATCAGGGAGCGCAGGGGACGTATTGATTATTCCAGAGGGTGGTTCCAATTTTTCTAGTAAAATAGCTTCTGGAACATTCTTTGATGCAGGTATCGCGGTTAAGCAGATTGCTACAGTAACCTCAGGGGCTACTACTAACTTCCCTAATGGTATTCAATCAGGTGGTAGCGATTTAGCCACAGATGCT